ACTGTCATTGTCAGAATTAAAATGTTCTGATTTATCAGAAGTATCTTTATCAACAAGGACAAGTCCTCCAATAAAGTAACCATCACCAACTGTAATGTGTGTCGCATTAGAAGCTTGAGCGTGATTTATCATAACATCTACATACCATCCAGCTCCTGCTTGAGCAGCAGTTGGTAAAGTTAAGATACCAGCAGAAGTATCACCTGTTACAACGATACTTGCACTATCAGTATGCTCTAAGCTTAAAGCAGCACTCCATGTAATAATATTAGATTTTGCTAATCTCATTTGAGGAATATATACCGCCTGTTCCCCAACTGTTAATGAATCACCAGCTGTATCAGATCCTGGAAGGAATCCTCTAACAGCAGTTCTCAATTTGTTAAAACTAAATTTTAAAGCCATTTTTTTATTTATTTTGTGGTATTAGGGGGTTCTATTTTTTACCCCCCGTTACCGAATTATACATTAAGGTATTCATGCGCATAGGCTGTCTATTCACAAATACCAGTTACTTATTATACAACAGCAGGAGAAATATCTGTAATACCACTTTGGAAATTAGCGTCAACAAGCATCGTTTGACCATTTCTTAAAGTGTTAGCTACATGAATTATTCTGTCTGCTATTTTTGCCTCGTCGCCAGCAGCGCATGTGATAGTAACAGTATCGTCAGTACCACCGTCAGCTCCTCTACCAGAACAATAAACCACTACAGATGTACTTGCAGTGTCTATATATTTGATATCATTAACCTCTACATATAAAAATGTAGACGCTACATTAGCGCTTGATGCAACATCATTAAATTTGATATATTTTGCCATTTTTTTTGATTTTTTAAGTTAAGTCAAAAGAGGGGGAGGTTAATCCCCCTGTTAAGACAATTAAGTTATTTATTAAGCTACAGAAAGAATACCACAAGATAGTGGGTTTCTAACTACAATTCCAGACTCAGACATAATATGACACTCAAACTTGTCGTCTGCGTTAGCAGCCATCATAGTGTTTTTGTCATATGGGTTAATCATTCCAGCAACATATTTCTTAACGAAGCTTCTGTTAATACCCTCAGCACCTTTAGTAATTAAGTCAATGTTAGAAACACCACTTGTTTTACCAAAATCAAGGAATACCATTTTAGAAGATTCTTTAAGTCTGTTGTCACCAAAAGGATTAGTTCCGCCAGATGTAGAGTGTAAGTGTGGATCGTCAAATACAGGACAATAAGCAACAGTAATTTTGTTACCTAAAGCACTATACGAAGCAAAATTTGCTCCTAAATGAACATCACCTTTTACACCTTGCATAGTTCCACCAGTCATTGCGCCAGCAGGAGCAACAATAAGGTCTTTCATAGCTTTGTGGAATGCAATTCTACCTTCAGTTCCAGTGAATACTACCCACTCGTTACCTTCAGAAGAAGTTGCATTTAAAGATAATTTACCAATAAACTCAGTAAGAATATCTTCAGTTAAAGATCCAGCAGAATAAGTAGCTTGGTTAGAAGAGTCAATTTGAGCTAATAAACCATCACCAGTAATAATACCAGCAGCAGATGTTCCAGAAGTACCAATTGCATTAGTAGTTGGAGCAGTTGCATAAGACGATGGAGAGTTAGTTACAGTTCTCTTACCATACCATCTTTGTAGTTCTTGTTGATACATGAACTCGTCCATTAACATTTGTTCTCTTGTAAAATACCATAGTCTGTGACCATTGTTTTCAATCCAAGTTACATCAGTTGCGTCTTTACCTGTAATAGAAGTTTTCTTTCTCATTATAGTAAGATAGTTCTTATGTGTTTCAGGTAATACGTGGTTTTCACCTACGTCAGCTCCGTCAGATCCATTAGGGAAAGCAGAACCAATAGAAGCAACAATTGCACCAGCAGCTACGTCAGCGTCTACTAAAGCTTGACCACCTGATGGTATAATCATTTGAACTTTAATTTGGAAATCATTTGCATCACCAATTCCTGAAGAAGTTGGGTTAGAAATAGGGTCATCTAATACTAAACCAGTAGCTCCAGATTGGAATCTAACCATATCAAACTTTCTTAAAAAGTCTGGAGTTTTACTTGTAGAGTGTTCTCCATAGATGTATACTACTACACCATCTGAAGCACCAGCTGCAGTACCAGAAGCAGCTCCAGTTTGTGAAGATGAATTTCCTCCAACCATATAAGTTGGTTTATTATAACGTCCTAAAATTTTCCACTCAAAAGAGTTGTCACCTAGGACTTTTTCTGTAGCAAATCTACCTGTTCTTTCAAGTAAATAAGTTGCAGAATATCTTGGGTATTGTTTCACTAGTGTTCTCGCTATCTCAGGATATTGCATTAAAGCTGTGTTTAATGAATTTTCTGGTAACGTATCACTACCGTACAAACCGCCATATATTTGTGCCATTTGTTTTTATTTTTT